TCGTCTCGCCCCCGGCGGCCTGCACGGTCAGCTTGCCCGCTCCGCGCTTGACGAGGCTCACGTAGAGTCCGATGTCCTCAGCGTCGACTGCCGGGAGGGTGAAGATCTTCGGCCCGGCGTTTGTCATCGTCAGGAGTTTACCGAAGTCCTCCTCGTCGAGCGTGTAGTCGTCCGTCTTGTCCTCGACGGTCTCGCGTTGGGCCACGGCCTCCGTATCCCCGTCGTCGAGGTCGACGAACTGCGTGACGCCGCCGGCCCGCAGAAGGGCGAGAATCTTCCGGACGAGCGCCTCCGCCGAGTTCCTTGAGAATGTCCTATCGCCGACCGGCATTTTTTTCCTCAATACGTCTGAGTGTCGAGCACCGCCACGACCTCCGTCGACCGCGTATCCGGCCGCTTCAAGATCCGCTCGATCCGGAAGAGGACGCCGGAGAGGTTCCCGCCCGCGTAGCACGCGCGGATCCTCGTCAGGTGGACCTTGTCCCGGCCCGGGAGAAGGTCGAGGCCGTAGCCCCAGACCTCGAACTTCGCCTCGAGGGGCGGCATCTCGTACATGCTGGAAAGTTTCCCTGCGAGCCAGGCCGCGCCCGCGGCCGTCTTATGGTAGGTCTCGACCTCGAGCGTCGAATCAACGCCGTAGAAGAACTCCGCGACCTGGGACTCCAGCTCGGCGAGCTTGAAGACGTCCTGGTCGCTTGGGGACTCGTCGTATTTGACCTTGATCCGGGCCCGGACGCTCGAGAACCTCCGGGCCATGGAGAACGTCTTGAAGTCCCCGTCCTGGAGGTGCGGCGTGTTCGGCGGCTCGACGGCCTCATAGACAACCGGGCCGTGGGTCTGATTCTGCAGCGGCGTGAATTTGAAGAGGAGCGACGTCTCGAGCTTCGCGAGGATCTTCCCGAAGGTGAGGGTCCGGTCGAGGTTGTAGGCGACTTCCCACGCCCGCTTCGTCTTGAAGTCCGCCAGGGCCGCGGGGTCGATGATCGTGGACGCCTTCCCGATTTCTGTCACGACCAGGTCCCAGAGCATGTCTGCCCCGTCGTAGATGACCGCGCCGGCCTTCAGGACGCCGCGGATATCGCCCCTGAGATCCGAGTCCTCGGTCTGGAGCGGGAAGGGCAGGGAATATTTCCAGTATCGTTCGTCCACTTTGACATCTATCTCTACGGACCGGGCGCCGACGCGGACCTCGGCCGGCAGGTATGCCGAGAGGATGGTCGCGCGGAGGAGCGAGGCCGGGGGCGTCCCCTTCCTCGTCGTCCAGAGCGAGATCGAAGTGGCATAGAACCCTTTTGCGCCCGTCGTGAACGATTGGGCGATCCGCGTCCGCGCGGCGGCGTCCCGCAGGGGTAACCCCGCGCCCCGGCCAAGGTAGGTCGTGTCGACCTTGTTCGTGGACCCGCCGGAGAGCTTCGCCCGGCCCTTGAGACGGAATAGGATATCGACGGCTGGCTGGGCCGTCCAAACGCCGGCGCCGTCTATTATGAAGGCTTGGCCGCCGGCGTATCCGGCCGTGTGGCATTTCTTGAAAGATAAGTGGCCACCGCCCACGGGGTAATCTGCCTCAAGGACGAAATAATAGAGGGTTGCGGGCTCAAGCCAGGGCGTCGACAAGAGTGTAAACTCCGCGTTCGCGAGGTCCGTCGTGTAATCGGAGCCCGCGACGAGGAGCTCGCCTCCGTTCCGGATCTCGTCAATCGCTCCGATCTCCCGACCGGCGAACTTTTGCCGCTTCGTGATGACGTCGACGCAGACGGGGATGACATTTTCCAGGTGTCCGTAGGGGATCGGAATGGGTCCGCCGTTCATCCGGTCCTCGAGGTTCGGGTACGTCGTCTTGTCGAAGCTCGTCCGCGGCAGCGTCGTGTAGAGCAAGGTTTACTCCTGGAGCTTCCTCGGGTCCTCGACCTTGAAGACGACCCTGTCGTCGGCCCAGGCTATGTCCCCGATGAACGAGTCGATGAAGTCCTTGAAGAGCGCGTAGGTGTCTATGCCCGGGACGCCGAACTTCACGACGATCCGCTTCCCCTCGTAAATGTAGTTGTGGATCCGCGCGTCCCAGTACGCCTCGTTGTTGAGGACCTCGATGGAGCCGTACGTCTGCGCGATCCCGCCGTCGGAGAATGGCTTCGCCTCGAACGAGAGCTCGGGGAGCGATGCGCGGGAGAAGAGCGGCCGGTATTGCTTCCCATCGACGACGATCGTGCGGTCGGCGATCCGGTCCCAGAAGTGCGAGCGGACGAGGAAGAGGCCGCCGCCCGGATTGGCGCCCGTCGACCCGTGGACATAGAGCCGTTCGTTCCCGGGGCTCCAATACCAGGAGGAGACGGTGGCCTGGCACGTCGCGAGCGGCGCGACGTCGGGCGCATATTCCGTCGTGACCTTGGTCGAGAGCCGGCGCTCGAGGACCCGCGACGGCTTCCCCTCCGGGTGCGCGATCCACCAGCAGCTCGTGTTAGGCGCCGGCGCCTGCGTCCAGGCCGCGGTGTCGAGGCGCCGGCAGGGCTCGATCCCGCAGATCCAGACGAGGTCCTGGTCCTTCTTCGACGGGTCGAAACTCAAGGCTCGTCCTCCAGCCGGAGGGTCGTCGACCAGGGCGTCAGGCAGGTCCTCAGCGGCCGCTTGATGGTCTCCATGAACGATATGTAGACAATACTCCCCGTAATGTCCGTCGAGTCGAGCGCGACCCAGAGCGGCCGCGTGTACGCGCCGCACCAGCGGGCCATCTCGTCGTAGCCGTCTATGTCCGCGAGCCCGGCGATCGTCACGGGCAGCGAGTAGGTGTCCCGGGCCGGCTGCCGAGAAGACGTCTTCTGGCCCGCCGGCGATTGGCCGATCGAGGACGGGTCGACAAGGTCGCGCCCTCCGCCCGGCTTGTAGTGGTATTTCGCCCGGAAGACCTCGCCGAAGAAGACGCGGGACGCGGAGACATAGCCGTCCGGGTTCGCGGCGTCGACGATGACGACGCGCCAGAACCGGTAGGTCTCCTCGGCCGGGAGCTTGACGGCGATTCTCTTCTTCGCAATCATCTCTGCGGTCACGGCGACGGACGTTGAGTAGGCGGTCGCGCCGATCCCGGTCGGGTCCGTGGGGTGCCCGCCGATCTCGACGGCCGCGCCGGCCGTGAGGTTCATGTTCTCAAGGACGAACCCCAGGACCGGCTTCGTCGCCCACTCCGCGCCGAGGTCCGCGACGATCTCGATCGCGCCGGCGACTCCGGCGCTCCGCCAGTCCCACGTCGCCCACCGCTCCTGGAGGTTTTCGACCGGGAAGTCCGGGTCCTCGGAGTTCGCCGTGACCGTCGCCGCGTCGAAGTGGTTCTTCCAGAAAAAATCGAGCTTCGGCGTGCTCACATTCCGCCTCCTTCGGGCGCCTTGAGGTCCTCGCTGTTGAGCATCTCCTGGAGTATTGGCCTGGCGTCGTGCCGGAGGAACTCCTCAACCCCCCTGCGGTCAATCGCGTTGATGTTGAAGGTCAGGTTTGCCGACTGTTTGGGCTCGCGATACTTGCTAAGCGGCGTTATGACCTCCGGCTCGGGCCATCCAACTTCGGCAAGCTGTCGGGTCCAGGCGATCCCGCCCTCCTGGTAGCTCGAGACGCCAAACCCGGATGTCCCTTTTCCCGTCGTCGTGACGAAGGGCGTCATGTCGTGCCCTATCTCGCTCACGGTGATCCCGAGCTTCTTCGCGAGAGCGATCGCGTCCTCGAGATCCTCGTTGAACGGAACGAGGATCCCGGCCATCGGCTTCCAGGCCGTGACCGTGTCTTTGCTTGTTTTGTAGAACGTCCCGGCCGTCGTGCTGATGTCCTGCATGAGGTCCGAGACATCGGCCCCGAGGACCTCGGCGATCTTGATTAGGATGTCGCAGACGCGGTTGAAGCCCTCGACGAGGACGGCTGCCTCGGTCTTCTGGGCCTCCTTGATCCAGCCGTGAGCCATCGCCTGTCTTACGAGGCTCTGGGTCTGCTCGTCGAGTTCGAAGCCATAAGCCGCGGCATAGTTGACGATCTCCTGGAGCGACGGGACCAGGGCCCGGAGCGAGTCCTCAACGCTAAGGCCGCCGTGTCGAAGGGCGTGGAATTGTGAGACGATGTCGCCCGTTAGCGTCTTCCAGGCGTCGGCCGTGAGCCAGGCCGTGTTCCCGAGCGCGGTCAGGATCTGCTTCGTCGCGTCGATCGCTTCGAAAAGGTCCCTGTATTTTTCCGTGATCCCCACGATCCTGAACAGGTGCCCGAGCCCGGTGCCCACGAAGGACAGGCCGAGCTCCTTGTATTTATCGCGGAGGATGGCCAGGGGCCCGGCCATCGCGTCGACGGTATCAATCCAGGACTTCCCGGAGGCGAGCATCGCATTAAACGTCGTGATGGCGATCCGCCCGAGCTCGCCGAGCCGCTCCTCGACCTCCTCGAGGTGCAGCTTCCTCCAGTCGAGCGCGGCCAGAAGGTCATTCCCTGTCTTCAGTTTCCCCGCGGCGTCGACGAGCGAACCCTTGAGGATATCGACGCCGCGGACGAGCGTCGAGAGGGCGTCCGGGATCGTGTCCAAATACGACAGCACGTACTCGTTGAGGGCCTTCGATTCCTTGCCCGCCTCCCGGAACGCTCGGATGAGTTCGATGAGCTCCTTCGACCCCTCCTTTCCGAGCCGCTTCGCCTCGTCCAGGAGCCTCGACCAGGAGTCCTCGAGATCCTGGCTCGAGGTGAAGACGCCGCGGATCGCGTCCTCTATCTCCTTGAATGCCACGGCCCAGTCGCTGAGCTGGTCGCCGATCCTCCTCGTCGCCTCCCCCGCTGCGGTCGATCCTCCGGCCCTGAGCATCGCCGTCGTTATCGTGTCGAGGAGGGTCTCGCCCTTCTTTATGGCCTCGTCCATCCTGCGGTCGATCTCGTCGAAGAGGGCCTGCTCCTCCTCGCTGATCCCGTCGAAGAAGTCGATCATGGCGGCCCCGAAGTAGGCGATCAGCCCCGCGGCCGCTGCGGTCGCGGCGAGTCCGAGATCCTTCAGCATCCCGTCGAAAAATGGCTTGAAAATCTTCTCGCTAAGCGCCTTACCTATGTATGTCACCAGGGCGTTGATTGTTCCCTGGAAGAGGTTCTTCAGGAGGTTCACAAAATTGAGGCCGTCCTTGAGAATATTCGCGAACGCGTCGCCGAAGGCCTTGGCCATCTGGTCGGTCGTCTCTTTCCAGGCATCCTTGGTCTCTTTGGCCGCCTTTTTCGCGGCACCTTTTGCCTCGTCGGCCGTCTTCTGCCAACCCTTGACGATCGCGTCGAGGTCCGACTCCATGTTCTCGGTCGTATACTTGACCGACTTCTGGATCTCGGAGTTCACCTTGAGCGCCATTTCGATGAGCTTGTCGAGTGCTTGATTGACGTGCTTCGCTACTTCGTCCGCGGCCGGGATGAGGTTAAGTTTGAGCGATCCGGCGAGCTTATCGATCTCCGCACGGATCCGGTCGATCTCCACGGCCGTCATTTTCCCGCGGTAGAGGAGCAGGGCGTCCGTCATCCTCTTTACCTGGGCTTCGGTCTCTGAACGGAAGGTGATGTCGAACTGCTCCTTGAGCGATCTCGTCTCAAAGACGAGTCCAGTCATCTGTTCCTTTAGATCGGCGATCTTCTCTTTCATGGCCTGGACGACGCCAGGCGCCTGCTCCGTCGAATTCAGGAGCGCGGCGAGGGTGCGCTCTGCGAGTTTGAGTTCGTTCGTCAGCTCCGTCCGGGTCTTCAGGCCGAACTCCTTGAGGCTCCCGGAGAGGTCGAAGAGCGCCGCCGCCACAGGCTTGAACTGCGCGGCCAGGTTCCGGCCGGCGGGCAGGGCCGTCTCGACGAGCGTCTCGATCCCCTTCTTAGCCGCCTCCATGCCCTTGAGGAAATCGCCGAGGCCCTCACGGCTCATGCTTTTGAAAGGATTATGGTCCTTGACGAAGGCCTCGAGTTTGCCCCAGAAGCCGACCCCTTCCTCCGAGAGCTTCTTCATGTCCTCCCGGACCTTCGCGATGTAGGCGATGATGACGCCGGCGCCGACGAGCGTGAACGTGAAGGAGAAGGCCTGCGAGGCGATGATGCGCAGCAATCCCGCGCTCTGGATGATCGATCCGAGGGATCGGAGGAGGGTCCCGAGGATGATGATGCCGGCGGCGGCGGCGCTGAAGAGGATGCCGAGCCCGCCGGCCGCGAACGTCGCGGCGGCCGCGACCTTCGGGTGCTCGCGGGCCAGGACGGCGAGATCGTTCGCGAGCTCGCGGACCTTCTCCGATACCTTCATGAGGGCCGGGACGACCGTCGCGCCAAACGACGCGGCGAGGCCGGAGAAGGCGTTCTGCGTGAGTTTGAGCTGGGCGTTGAGCGTCTGGAGCTGCAAGCGCGCGATCTCCTCCGTCGTTCCGGCCGCCTTCCGGAGCTCCGCCTCGTACCGCCGGATCGCGTCGGACATGCCCACAAGGTTGAGGATGGACGAGACCGAGCGGTCCGAGAATTCCATCTCCATGAGGATCGACCGTTTCATCTCGTCGGACTTCCCGGCCAAGGCCTTCTCGAGGTCGCCGATGACGTCGGCCATGTTCCGCAGTTCGCCGGTGGAGTCGAAGACCGTGACGTTGTATTTCTCGAAGACGGCCTTGTTCTGGATGGCCCTGGTCTGGAGATCGCGGAGCACGATGTCGAGCCGCGTGCCGGCCTCGGCGCCCTTGACGCCCTGGTCCGCGAAGGCCGCAAGAACCGCGACGCCCTCCTCGATATCCTTGCCGACGAGCCGGAGCGCCGCGCCCGCCCGCGTCGTCAGGGACTCGGAGAACTGCTCGATCGAGGCGTTCGCCATGATGTTGGCCCTGGACAGGACGTCGGTGATCCGGACCATGTTCTGCATGTTCGCCACGGCGTCATCCCGTATCCTCATGCCGAGCGCGCTCTGGGCGTCGGCCACCAGGCTCGTCGCCTGCGCCAGGTCAAACATTCCGGCCTGGGCGAACTTCGCCACGACCGGGAGCATCTTGACGGCCTCTGCCGCCGTGTAGCCGGCGGAGGCGAGGTAATAATAGGCCTTCGCGGCCTCGGCGGCCGTAAAGGTCGTCTCGCGGGCGACCTCGCGGGCGGCCTCGACGAGGTCCTTCCTCAAAGCGTCGGAGACGTCCCCCATGATGGCCAGGGACTCGGTCATCGCGGCATCGAACGTCGCGAAGGCCTTGACGCCGGTGGTCACGGTGCCGATCAGCGCGCCTCCGAAGATGCCGAGCCCGATGCCGGCCTGGACCATCTGCTGGCCGACGTCCTTGAACTGCTGCCCGATCGCCTGCGCCGACCCCTTGAGTTTCGCGGCGTCCGGGCCGACGACCTGGCCGATCGCCTGGTTCCAGCCCGTCTTGTCGAGGAGCAGGTTCGCGATGATCGAGCCCGCGATGAATCCGCCTCCGCCCGTCATTTCTTCATCCCTCCAGCTTTATTGATCTCCGCCGCGTTCTTTCTCCGAGCCGCCATCTCCGCGCGCACCTCAACGAGCCGCCGCTTGGCCATGGCCTCGATGTCCTCGATTTCCTGTTCGTTGTCCAACTCATATATCTTGTACTTCAATTCATCCATCGTGCGGTTGATGGACTCCTGCCTTAAATGCGGAAGTAGCGCCGCCTCGCATAATTCCATCCTGCGAGTGAGGACGCTCCGCGCCGCCTCCGCGGTCCAATCCTCGAAGTCGCGGAGACCCATGTCGCGGAGCTCCACGAAAGCAAAAAGCCCGGGGAGCTCCCGCGAGATGAAGGCTATTTCGCGGGCGCGGGCGCGTGCCCTTTTTTTTGCTCTTTCCCCTCCTTGGTCTTACCAACGCCCATCGCGACCTGGACGACCTCCCGGAGCTTCGAGATCGGGAGTTTCCCGATCTCGTTCATCGGGCCCTCGATGACCTCCGCAAGCATTTTTCGGAATGCCCCCGTGTTACCCTTCATGAGCTCCTTCTCTAGGTTCTGCGTCATCTCGAGGCCGTCGAGAGTGATCTCCTTCACCCGGAACGCCTTCCCGTTGATCTTGATGAGGAAGGGCTTGTAGAGCGTTTTCTTCGTTTCAATGCTGAGGATTGTCTCCATGGCTCCCCCTTAGATTCCGAGCTCGGTCGACCCGGCGGGCATCCCGGCGCGTCCGAAATCGCCCACCTCGCCGCTTTCCTGGGAGACGAAGACGAGGAACGAGATCGGGAAGACCCTCTGCGTCGACCGGTCCCAGGTCAGCTCCCAGCCGGGGATCGGGACGGCCTTGTAGATCTCGACCCATTCGCTCGGGTCCACGCTCACCGCATTGTTGCAGATCGGCTTGATCACGATCCGCTTCGCGTCGGCGTAGAGGTTGCATCCGGCCTGGTTCTTGAGCGCGATGTACTGGTAGGGTTCGGACCCGAGGATCCCGCCGGCGTTGAGCACCTCGTTGAGCTGGTCGAGCGTCGAGCGCGTCATCCGCGCCTCAAGCGTTGCTTCGGTCCCGCTGAAGATCGCGTCGACCGCGGCGTTCCCGAAGCGCTCCTCATAGATTTTCTCGACCGACGTGACGCCCTTGAAGGTCGTCGCGCCGAGGAAAGGGCCGAGATTCAGGGCTCCGGATTCGCCGTAGCCAAGAACGATCTCACAAGGTCCAAGGTCCTTGAACGGAAGTGCAGGCATTTTTGCCTCCTATGAAAGATTTATAGAAATAGCCGAAGGCGGCTTTTTCCATATCGAATTTAGATATATATTTATTTGACTTTTCTTTACCTATTAAAGTATAATTAAAGCAGGAAAAATAGACATGAACACAATCAAAAAACCGCATCCGCTGGCAGGAATTCCAAAGTCTGACGAACACAAAATAAAGATCAGTCAAACACTTATGGGCAGAAAAGCATCCGCTGAAACTCGCAAGAAAATGAGCAAATCTCATAAAGGGAGGCATCATACCCTGGAAACGATCAGGAAGATCCGCGAGTCGAATCTCGGACAAAAACGGCCCGAGTCGATGAAGGCGAAAGAAAGTGGAGCGAATCATTACAACTGGAAGGGCGGAATTAGAAGAAGAATGGGATACATTCAGAGATACGCTCCCGATCATCCTTTTGCAAAAAAGAGATATGTATATGAACATCGTCTTATAGTTGAAAAACAAATTGGGAGATTTCTTAAACCCAAAGAACACGTCCATCACATTAATGGAAATAAAACTGATAACCGCGTCGAAAACCTTATGGCCTTTGTGTCCAATGGCGCGCATATTTATTTTGAAAATTGCGGAAAGATTCGCCCTGCTGATATTCTTTTTGATGGTCGAAATCTTTCTCATTAGGATCCACTTTCTCTGCTCCCGCATGAACCCAAGGCGCATCGAAAAATAAAATTACAGGAAAATTCGTGCCTCTCGTTCGCGTCCTGGCCGATGTATTGCGGGATCGCCAGCGCGTCGACCGCGTAGACGATGTAGCTGCCGCTGCCATCCTCGAAGGGGAGCGTCCAGCCGGCGGTCCCATGGAGCGCCTGGTAGACGGTCCAGGTGATGTCGCGCGCCTCAAAGTACTTCTTCGGGGCGCCGCGGCCGACGGCCTGGATGAGGACGTCCGCGCGGTCGGGGAGCTCGGGGACCGTGGCCCCGCCCCCGGACTCGGCGATGAGGACGCAGCGATCTGGCGCGTTCGGCAGCCGGTGTCCGACCTGGAGGATCCCCAGGCCATCGGGCTGCATGGCGAGACCCGTCAGACCCTCGATCAGCGTGCAGATTTCCTTCAGCATCTTATCCCCCGAGCCTCAATCGCAGATACTCCGCCATGACGGCGAGATATCTCCCTGAGTTTCGGGCCATCTTCGACTCCAAATACTTCGGCCCGGATCCCGGGAGCGTCCAGCCGGGCGGATACATTTCCGCGCCGAACCCGATCCCGTAAAAGAGCTCGTGGAGCCGCGCCGCGTAGCAGATGTTGAAACCGGCGACGACCGAGATCTCGCCCGGCGTCGCGACGACCTCCGAGACCTGGGCCGACCCGCGCAGGTGGCCCTCCTTGAATGGCGCGTATGGCTTCTCGTAGAGCCCATCCCGGAGCAGCGCATTCCCAGCGGCGAACATGCCCCGGCTAAGGTCGTCCGGGACGGCGCCCTCGACGAGCCGCCGGAACCCCGCCTCGAAGTTCGCCATGTCGATCGTAAAGCCCATCTTCTCTCCTATGCCAGGAAGACCTGGTATATCCTCGGGTGCTTGAGCGCCGCCGGCTCGGCGATCGTGACGATCGTCCGCTCAAGTACGTTATCAACGATCATCCGGTCCTTGTGGTCGAGCGTCCGGCCGAGCGCCAGGTCCGTCCTCCGGATCGGGAGCCGGACGTTGACCTGCGACGCGACCTCCTCGCCCGCCAGCGACGGGACGAGGACGGTCTTCCACTCGACATAACCTCGGACGTCAACGCGCGTCGGCGTCTTCGGCTCACCCCACTCGTCGTTCCCCTCCCACTTGAGGATGACGATGGGATGGATGCAGATCGCGTTTATCATCAGAGCCCCCTCGCCCGGACGTTCCTCTCGGCCTCCGACGTCGGGAGGATCGAGTGGAGGCAGTTGCTTGACAATATCCCATTGGCAAGATATAATGAGGTTGTCGTCTGGAAGTCATAAACAAAACCATGAAACGAATTAATGTGGATATCGACAAGGCGATCGAACTCTATAAGTCCGGGCTTTTGATGAGTGAGATCGCCAGGAAATTCGGCGTTCATTGGATGGTTATCAGAAAGCGGCTGATTGAGTCCGGCGTTACCTTGCGCCCCCTCTCGGAGGTTCAGCGCATCAAAATGTCCCGCGCGACGAAGGAAGAACGGGCTAGGCAAACGAAACCCGCCCATGATGCCGTCCGCGGCATGCGCCGTACGATGGAAGACCTCTGCAAGCGGGCCAAGGGAAAAGAAATCAGACAAAGCCACGCGAGTCGAATTGAAAACATCGCCATTGAGCGCCTGGAATCCCGCGGGTTTAATTGCGTCCCGCAAAAAGCCATTGGTCCCTATAATGTCGATATTGCCATCACAAAACCGCCCATCGCCGTGGAGATATTCGGGGGCAGTTGGCATACTTCGGCTCGTCATGCCGCTCGTTTTCGCAAGAGAACTGATTATCTTCTCGACCAAGGTTGGCTTCCTGTTTTCATCTGGGTTATCAGAGACTATCCGCTGGAAATCGGGGCAATAGAATACATCGTCGCCCTTGCGAAGAAGATGCGCCGGAGCAAAACCATGGGGCGTCAAGAGCATATGATTTTTGGTAACGGACAGCCGGCCCGAGTTGGCAAACGTAAGTTCAATGGCCTCCCCGTGATACTGCGCCCTAATGCCCGCGATGATTCCACCGGGCGTTATAAGCCGGGTTCCTGGTAAAACGCAGTTTGGGTGGAACGGCGTCCACTCCTCGAGCTTCGGGTATCTCGGGTGGTCCCCGGAAATTGAATAGACCTGCCCCTCGAAGGAAAGGCAGATCAGGCAGTCCGTCCCGTGCGAGGAGACCTCGACGAGGTCGTTCTCGTAGACCCCGCAGGTGTCGATCGTCGCCCTCGTCTGGGCCTCCCGAAGCGTCGTCCGGGCGACCATCTTCGCGTACTTCCCGAGATTGTACATCCGCTTGACCCCGTCCTTGCCGACGATCTCGATAAAGTCCTCGTCGGCGACGAGGACCTCGAGCCGGTCCCGGATGAGCTTCATGAGGGCGGCCCGGGAGAGCTCGCGCTTGACCGCCTCCCTGGCAAGTTCGTCAAGGAATTCCTCGTCCTCGCTGTAACTGAACTCCTGGACCTTCGCCGGCGCGCCCCGGATTGTCCGGGCGGCCATAAGGCTGATCGTCACGTAGCGCTCGACCGTCCTCATGATCGAGCCGGTCGCCTCGAGGATCGTCGTTTCAACGACCTGCTCGACGGCCTCGGGGCCAGCCTGCGCGGGGAGCCTCCCTATTGGCCGGCGCTTATCGATCCTCCAGAGGATCTTCCTCGCCTCCCGCTGTCCGCGGGCGTACTGCTCGCGCGCGGCGAACTGCGCCCAGCGGCCCGAGACGGCGTTGAGATACGAGACGACCCGGCGCGCCTTTCGCTTCATCTCCTCAGCCTCGGCGACGTCGAACGTCTCGGTATCGGCCGCGAGCAGGATCTTCCTCAGCTCGTGGCCGGCCGCGGCGTAGGTCCGCTGGAGATCGACATACCTCATCT